TCATAAACCTTAGCATCTTGATCATCTTTGACCACAACCAAGATTGACCCATCATCCAACTCTTTTTCAATCCCTGGTGCATCTGGCTTCAAAGGGATCACATTGTCCATGCCCCAAGCATCCAGCAACTTGTACCCCTTGATCAGTCCAGCCACCGCCTTATCCATCTTTTCAATGTCTCTGGATTTCTGTGCAGCCCAAATTCTCTCTGTCTGCAACCACAATTTTTCCCGAAACCCAGAATCAACTAAAGTATACAGTCTCCCACTTCCCCACTTGGCATCCATTTCACCCCGAACACGCTCCAAGTCCACAAGCAAACTCTCCGCATGAACATCAAAAGGGTCAGCAGGAAAACTAGGCATGGCCCCTTTAGGCAACTTCAATCTTTTAGACTTATCCACAGGCAACATCCTTTCATCACTTCAAAACAATACTTACAGATAACTGACTCATCATGTCATCCGGAGACAGGACAAATGGACATCTTATAGGATTGTCCATTTGTCTGTCCTACTCCGGACAGACAAATGGGGGACATTTGTCCTCATTTGTCCATTTGTCCGACTTGTAACAATTCTAGAATTCCTCTTTTTTGTCTTCATCACGCACCATCCAAACCACATTTCCCCTCACTCTGACCTGTCCAGACTCCTGCAAATTCTTCTTACAGCGCAGCCAAGCCTTGCTAAAAGTATCCTCTGTGGTGTCCTTTTCACGCACCATTAGGCTAAATTCTTGCCTCCAAAACTCCAAATCCACCACCTTCTTGAAGCCCTCTGGAGTACTAGAACTGTAACCTTTAGAGTTCATCGCTATTTTCAGACTTTGCATCTCTAAACGCTGATTTTTACCCTTTCCAGCCTTACTCCCACGCCCACTTTTAGCCTGTTCTTGGCGATCCCTGACCACGGAATCTGATGATTGAACCGCCAAACTGGTGATGTCATCTAAGCCAATCCCTGAAGATTTCAGCACCACGGGGACTACCTCAAACCCGATCTTGCGGTTATCTTCCCCGTCCTTTTGCTTGGTTATGGTCAAGATTCCCTGCCCTGCAATCTCTGTTGACTTGATCATTGAGTCCACTCTGACCAGTTCCAACTCTGTATCCACGGCCCCAAGGAGTGAAGAATGTCCACGCAGACCCTTTGAAATGTCCTTTCCAGAGTGGTGCAGGAGCATCAAACTTGTCTCATAACGCTCCATCAATCTACCGCATTGGGTGATAAATGAAGACATATCTTCACTGGAGTTCTCGTTTCCTCCCCCAAATGATCTAGCCAAAGTGTCAATAATCACCAGAGATAACGACAATTGATGGCTTGTAAGCATTGCGTCAATCGACTCAATCAGGGCTAAGAAGTCATCATGGTTTGATCTCAGATTGATCTGGTTCCTGATGACATACAGTGGCTCACCACCTTGGCTACCCTTGAAAATCTTGCAAGCCTTGATCCTTGCGCCCATACCTCCATGCCCTTCACCGCATATATATAGCACTGCGCCAGGGGAGTTGACGGGGTTTGACATCCACTCCACACCTGATGCCACCGAATAAGCCATGTCCAAAGCCACAAATGATTTGAAGCTGGCAGGGGGGCCATACAGGGCTATGAAAGACTTTTTAGGCAACACCCCATCAATGAGCCACTCAACTGGCTGGTCTTGGATGTCATCCCAAGACTCGATCACATAAGATTTCTTAGGTTTGGCGCCAGAACTTGCACCAGATTCAACTTCAGCGACTTCTAGTGGTTCTGGCGTAACTGGTTCTGTAGCGGTCAAAGCCAAGATGTGTTCAGGGACAAACACTTCATGCACAGATTTCAGGGATTGAGCCTCTTTAGCTAACTGTGCCAACTCCATCTTCCCGTAGCCCATCTGCACGAACTCATGGGCATCATCTCCTGGGAATGGGAGGTTCAGATCAATAACCCTGATTGATCTGACAGGTGCGTCAAGCAAACACTCCACTACTTTCTTGGCGTATTTCCACCCTGGCTGATCATTGTCTGGAACCACCACCACATTGGCGTTGACAAAGTATTGGGTAAGTTCTGTGGGCCATGAACCAGAACCCGCATGACTTGTGGTGGCTACAACTCCCAAACCTATCAGGGCATCACAAGCCTTTTCCCCTTCACAGAGGTAAATAGCCCTGCCAGATTCCACCGCAGCAATTACTGCTGGTAAGTTATAGGGGACTATCCTTGCGTCCCCAAGCCTGTTAACCCGTGACCCATCGGGCATCACCCTGACAAGCCTGTAATCTTTGCCCTTTTCTGTGTTGGTTTTGAATCGTTGCTTGATAAAGAGTGTTACGCCATCCTCATCTGTGTAATGCCACTCATGCTCAAGGTTGCTTGGGTTGGTGGGTGGTAGGGCAGACACCACAGGCACAAAAGGCTTGAGGTTATCTAGTGGATGTGGCCTGGGGGGTAGTTCTGGGAGTAATCCCATGTCTTTGACTGCTCTGAAGACTGAATCTTGATCACACCCACCATGACACTTAAAGAGTACCATGGCATCAGTATCCGCATCAGAGATTGAAAGGGAGGGATTCCTGTCCCCTTTACCCTGCCCATGCGAGGGTACAGGGCAAGAGGCAACCCATTGCCCATTGACTCTTTTGGCGTTGCCTAACGCTTGGGCTATTTGTTCTGCTTGCATGAGTTATTCCAAGACTAATGATTGTTGTGCAGTGCGGATGTTCTGCAATTCCATGTAGGCAGGGTTCAACTCACAGCCAATGTATTGCCGCCCAAGGTTCTGCGCCACTTGTGCCGTTGTGCCACTTCCCATGAATGGGTCAAGCACAATGCCGCCAACAGGTGCGCCAGCAAGAATGCAGGGTTCAATCAAGTCTGATGGGAATACTGCGAAATGTGCGCCAGCGTAGGGTTTTGTTGTGACTGTCCAAACGCTGCGCTTGTTTCTCTTTTCATAAATTCCAGTTTTTGTAAATCCTGATGTTGTGTGCCGCATATCGCCGTTGTCTCTTTGACCTTTATGGTCAATCTTGTTTCTCTTTGCCTCTTGTTCTTCTGCTGTATTTATTGAGTCATCTTTAATTGCATCGGCATCGTAGTAATACTTCTGCGACTTGCTCAACAAAAAAATGTACTCATGCGCCTTGGTGCATCTGTCTTGCACCGACTCAGGCATCGGGTTTGGCTTGTGCCAAATGATGTCTTGGCGCAGATACCAACCATCAGTCCTCAGCGCAAATGCCAGCATCCAAGGGATGCCAATTAGGTCTTTGGTCTTTAGACCTGTTTCATGCAACTTGTCCAGCTTGCGGTCATTTGCTGGCATATTGTTTCTGCCTTCACGCTGATATTCGGGGCTTGCCCTTGCAAAGCCATTACTGTTGCAGTAACTGTCCCCAATGTTCAGCCACAGCGTCCCATCATCCTCCAGCACATCCCACACACATCGAAACACCTCAACCATTGCCTTAATGTATTCATCTGGGGTTTCTTCAAGCCCCAATTGCCCATCGTGCCCATAGTCCCGCAATCCAAAGTAAGGTGGGCTGGTCACGCAAGTCTGTGCTTTGATGCCCTGTTCTTTCCAGCGGCGCATGGTTTCCCTGCAATCCCCAAATTCGATCTTGTTCAAAACATCTCCTCATTCTTTTAAGAGACAAAAAAACCAGAGTCTTTTTATCGACTCTGGTAAAGCCCTTCTAGTGGCAATTAGGCAAACATCTCATCATCATCCAAGTTAACGCTTGGCTTTGCTGGAGCCGCTTTAGCGGCTGGTGCGGGGGCAGAGGCCACACTCTTGATGAAGTCACCTTCATGGGGATCGGCATCCAAACCTGCTGGCCTTGCAACCCAACCCGACACTGTGAACAAAGGAATCCTTGTGGTTCCCTTGCCCACCTTCTCAGGGCGTGAACCTGTGTACTCCACAACAGGCAACTTGTCGGGGTTGGCTTCACGATCCACTGAGCAAGCCTTGTAGAGTTCTTCCAGGCCCATGTTGTGGCCCACTCCATTGGCTGACCACTCGACAGCACCCATCTCTTTGTTGTAGAACTTGACCTTGAACCCACGCTTGTGTTCAGGTGAGGGTTGTGGGCCTTTCTTACCTAAAGATGCGTCTGCTTGGAACTCGTAGACACCAGTGGCAATCAGCATCCACCCAGTTTGCAGGGCATCAATGTCGAACACACACTTCTTGAGTTGGAACTCACCATCAGAGTTTGACCAAGCATTAGCTTGGGGTGAGAAGCGAATGTAGTTACCACCACCGCCAGAGTTTGAGAGATTTAACATGGAATTTTCCTTTTTCAAAGTTTAAAAATGCACCTACTGGTGCGCCTTATCGTTGCGACTTGCAACAATTCATTCACCTATGCCAGCGGCACGACCAAGGGTCAATCCAGAACTCACCTTTGCGGTCAAGTCTGCGATCAAGTGCTTATCTTTGCCGAGCAACTTCTCAGCAGCGGCGGGGGAGATCAGTTCTTGAGGGTAAAGTTTATCGAAAGCCAACAACTTACCCAAAACTGAACCCGCATGAGCCTCATTGACCCATGTCCTGGTTGCCCGTTTGGGAACCATCTGCCAGCCCTTAATGACTGCCCCATCCTTGATCCTAGCAACTGCGTATTCACGCAAAGCCTTTATGTAACCCTCTGCAATCTCGACCTTGGTGAGCATTGCCCCGATCTCCTCATCCGACAGAGTGGGCAAGTTAGGAGCCACGGCAACCTCAATGAATGAAGTCTTCTGTGTGGGGCATACTGCCTTGCCTGGACACCACTGACAGGCATCAGGTGAAGGGTTGTAGGGTGGGTTTGGTGAGGAGATGGCATCGACTGCTGGCCCTAGAGTGTTGGAATACCACTCTGTTAATTCCTCACCTGTCATGGTGAAGGTGCGAACAGGGCCAACCCTGGGTTGCACAATTCGCATCTCCACAATATCAAACATCTTTTTGCTTTTGTTGATTGCGCCAATGGCGTAAATCTTCATCTGGTCACTATCGGCATCCACATAGCCCATGCCTGTTTTGAGGTCTGCAATGATGAGTTTGTTGGCATTCCACCCAACCACATCAGCAGTGCCACCAACCTTGGCGTGAGGCTCATCAAAGGCACTCAGGTACTGCTCAATCATCACATTCCCACCTGTCTCAGTCTCTATGCGTTTGATCTCATCAAGGTGGGCTTGTGCGAACTCTGCGTTTTCTGTTGTGATGGTGATGCCATCCACTGTTGAGCCTACAAACTCCAAGGGGTTCAGCGAGAGTTGCCAGCAAGACTCTGCAAGAGAGTGAATGGCAGTGCCTATCTTTGCGGCCTCACCAGACTCTTGGTAGGGCATTGATGCAGATAACGCAACACTGCCAGGGCAGATGAGCCAACGAGATGCTGCACTAGGTCTAAGTTTTATCTGTTCCATGCGTTTCTTTCTGCTTCAAGGTCTGAGATTAAGAGTTGGTAAACAAGAGACTTGACTTCATTGGAGACTGCAAATCCCAAGTCTTCAGGGTCAAGCATTCGGCGTAATAAGGCGGTTCTTTCCCTGTTCTGGAGCCTTGCAAGTTCAAGCTGTTGGGTGAGCCAAACAATGTGGTCACGCATAGCTGTGCGCTCTGCGTCATCCATAATTCTTCTGCCCCCAGTAAGCAATCAGTGCCGCATCTGCTCTGCCATCATCCTTGACCCGACTAAACATCAACTGATGGGCGGGGAACAACTCCATTGCTCTAGCCCGACTTGCATCCTTACCAGGGCTACGCCCAACACCCTTTGTCCAAGTAGCTGGCGGCACGAATGTGGTTGCAATTTGCAGAGTGGCTAAGATGCCCTCGATCATGCCAAAGCTCCGGCCAAAGCTAAAGACACTTGTCACCCCCTGCCCACTGACTGCCCCGACACGCTCGCAAAAAGCAATGGGAGGATTCATCTCCAATGGTGTGAATCTTTTGATGATCTCTGCCAAGTCTGACGCTGAAACCTGCCTCTTAGACTTCCCATTGCGTTCAATCGTCATGGTGGGCATATCAATGATGGTCAAATGCTCACCCTGCAAAACAGCAATTGCGCCATTAAGACCTGGGTCAATGCCAATGATGCGGGTCATGGATTCACCCCCTCAGAAACCCCTTGTATGGCCTCCAGGCGGGTTTTAATCAGGGAATCCACCGACTCTTCTAGCTTCCTCATGGTGGTCAGGAGTGGTATGGTTCTACCCACTGCATAACGAGACACCTGGGAGGGGTCAATCCCCGCATGGCGGGAGACATCAGCGAGGGAGTAACCCGCCGCCTCTGCCTTGAGTCTCAAATCTTCTACTTGTTGCATAGTTGGTGTGTTCATGGGGGGCGACTGTATCAGACATGGACTAAGTGGTCAAATGTCTAGTGATTAAATAACCCAGTAAACTGTGGGGATTAAATAGATGGGTAGTTGACTAGATAGTCCATGTCTGTATGATCACATCTGTCAGCAACACAAACCCTTCATAGGAGAATTTGAATGATCACCAAAGCAGAAACCCAAAAAATCTATGCCGACTTTGACATTGACTTGTCACCGGCAGAAATCCTTGAAATCACTGCTGACGCAAATGATTGGGAAATTAAAGACACGCGCAACCTCACTGCCCATGAATGGGTCATGCGTTGGGCGCAATCTGACGCCTTTGAAAATGGTTGGAACCCATCTTTTTCTGAGCGCCTCGAGTACGAAGATTGACCATGTACTCGGAAGATTACCAAGAATGGCGGTGGGGTCAGATCCTCACTCGCAATAGCGATTACAACCCAGACGATCAACCAACTCAACAGGAGGATGAAGATGCTGATAGATTTTTGTCGAGTCCCCAGGACAATGCGTGACTGTTTGGATGAGGGGTTTACCTCTCACCAAGTCTACAACGCAGTCCGCAAAGGCGACTTGTCTAATGTCAACCGCAAAGACGCTTGGGGGCGCACCAAGCGAGGCCCAGGGCTGTTTGTTGTTACTGATGAGTCCATGCGCCTGGATGACCTGATTGTGTCCACCAAAGACCTTGCCACAGTTTTAAACCATTGGAGATAAACCATGCTCAAAGATTTAAACCCCACCACCAGAATGTACCCACGCACCCTGGATGAGGCTTTCCCCAACAGTTGTGATTGGGCCTGTCCCATTGAGAAGTGCGCCCCAACAGTGTCAACTGATGGCATTGTGATGGTGGTCTGCGCCATTGGAGCCATCTGCCTTGCCGCCTTCACCATCCTGGGTTGGATATGAGAACGGGCGGGAACTTGGAGAACCTGACAGTTCTGGACTACTTTGCTGCCAAAGCAATGGCGGCAATGATCATGTCAGACCAGTACAAAACTGAGAGTGAGGGTGACATTGCCCAACTCTCTTATGCACTTGCCGAAAAGATGATGGAGGTAAAAGATGAACAAGGCTCTTAAAGACGAGATTGAAGACATCGTGCGGAAGCTGACCCCCAAGGGGTTTGCTGGCATCCTGACATCGATGGACATCCAGACCTACACCCGCCAAGCCGCTACCTCTGGGGTCTTGGCTGGTTATGCGGCTGGTACTGAGATGGAACGCAAGATGGGGGACAAAGAACTCAAGAAAGAGAATGAAATCTTGCGCCAGCAAATCAAGCAACTCGAGATGGAACTTTGCTACAAAGCCAAGGTGGGGATATGAACGAGACAAAGGAGACAGACATGACTGAACAGCAATTTGAAGCCGCAATGAGAACATTTAATCTTGAAAGGCAATACATGGCTTACATCATGGAAAAACTTAGCCTTGAAAATGGTGATGGGATTTTCCGATTGATGAACAGTGGTGATTTTTATGAAGGCTTCAAAGAAAAGATGGTGACTCAAAGACTTGAAGCCAAACTGAAGGAGAACGCATGAAAGAACCTGAAGACGAGGCTTTTGAAGACTTGGCAAAGCGTCAGGGTGATTGGGGTCTGCAGGGGTCACGCAAACATCAGATCATGCGTTATGCGGAGAACAATGCCAGGAACGAAGTGATTGAAGAAGTTGCCAAGGAACTAGACAAGTTTGCTGGTGCGTTTGGCAGAGACACAGTGCAATCGTTTGCAACATTTGTTAGGAGTATGAAGAAATGAACAACCCACCAGCATTTCCAGGCAAACAAAAAGCACTGCTCATAAAGTCTGAACATTCAGACATTGCCAAAGAATATGAGATTGACCAAAACGGCATGACCCTGAGGGATTACTTTGCGGCAAAGGCTATGCTAAGAATCGGTCTAAACACCTCTTACGAAGACCTTGCAAAGACAGCTTACAAAATCGCAGACGCAATGCTGAAAGCGAGGGAAGCATGAAAGCACCACCTCCGAGCAAAGAACTTTGTCTAATGATGGCAAAGATTAACTATCCCCGTGATTCCGCACTTAGTTGGACTTGGCTATTTGCATGGGGATTCCATGAAATGTATGTAGACGGGTGGTATGAGGATTGGAAACCATGACACAAGAAGAAATAGACACAATGTGGCAACAGGCCATGAAAGAGTCAATCAAAGATGGCGAGATGTTTACTCGCTATCACTTTGCCAAACTGGTGGAAGAGGCAGAGCGTGAGGCGTTTAAACAAATCATCAGAGAAACACCACTCAGCAATTGGTTTCAAGCGGATGTGATTGAGGCCATTGATAAAAGGGGACAAGCATGACACCACAACAAATTAAAGCCATGAAGCTGGCGCTTGAGGCGTTGGAGGCTTGCAACATTTATGGTGAACTTGAATGTGTGATGACTCCCGATAGCGCAATTTATTTACACCCCGCCATCACCGCCATCAAAGAACGATTGGCAGACCCCATGCGTGATGTGCAAAGGCTTGGGCAAGAGATTGAGCAATGCAGTTATCCTGATTGCAAGTGCCCGACAGAAAGCCCTTGCCTAAAGGGATTGGCACAGCCAGAGCAAGAGACTGTGGCGTGGCCTTGTCTCATTGATAGTGCTGATTTTTCAGAAAACACTATCACGCTTGTTATGCAATGTGAAGACTACAAAGTGTCAGCGGGTACACATTGGTTATCCACCACCCCACCAAAGGATTAACATGAAAGCACGAAAAGTATTCCACGCACTGATGTCATCAAAGGGCTACACAGATGCCGATCTAGCCATGACTGGCGACAAATACACCAATGCTGCTATGCAAGGACGCTGGAACTACTTTATTGCGGGTTGGGAAATGAGGGGGGTTATGTGATTCAAACAACAGAATATCTTATTGAGAGACTGAAGGTTTTTGATGACACAGAAGAACTTGCAGAAGCACTTGAATTGGTCTATGAAGACAATGAAATATCAGAAGCTCTTAAATATTATCTAAAAGAATCAGCAATCCATATGCGTGGATTAGATGAGTTGGCTAGAGAGGCGGTTCGTGCTTTACAGGTGCGGGATAGGCAGTTTAAAGAAAACAGTGGATGTGAAAATGCTTGAAACTATCTTTACTATCTTTGCCATAGGATTTCTAGGAATTGCACTAGCCATTGGAGGCGTTTGCATCATGGTTTGGTTAGCGCTCAATGAAGACTAAGGGTGGCGCAAGACCTGGAAGTGGCAGGAAACCCACTCAAATCAGTGAATCCAGAGCATTGACGCTATGGAAAGATGGCGTAAGCAAGAAAGAGATTGCCAAAAGGTTTGGTGTTGCTTACCAAGCTATCTTGTACTTCTTCAAGAAACACAAGATATTCAATCGTGGAAAACTCAAGAGCCAAGCACCGCAAAAGCCTCGTTAGTGTGCTTGATTCGGTCATCTAGGCCAATAGTCCCACCATTGATCTTCTTG